GATTTTGAAGCGTGGGTCGCTGCGAAGGGCCTCGATATAGACTCCGACGAAGCCAACTATGGTTTCCTGAAGCATGAGCTTGAGACGAACCATAAGCATGCCGTCGCGGCTGTGAAGGCAGCGAAGACGGCGCAGGATGCGATGGTCGCGTTTGAGAACACTTTTGAGCGCGCTGGCATTAAAGCCTGGGGCTCGCGCCAGAAATGGACCGAACGCGCCTTGGCAGCCGCGAATGCGCCGCAGCCGGTCGCTGAGCCCGCGCCGACTGCGGGCGATGACGACCTCGCGGCTGAATACAAGCGCAAGAGCGGTCGCGATCTGGCGAGCGACCGAGAGAGGTATCCGGACAACGTCGCCGGCTGGTTTGAGCAATTCACGGGCAAAAAACTGCCAGATGGCGCGACGAACGACAATGATCAGGGCAGAAAGCCCTTCGACGCCAGCCGGTTTGACATACAAAAGGGTGGTACTGGCCTGCAAGCCTTCGACCCGGCGAAGGCTGCACGCATTCAGGCCAATGCCGCTCTGGGCCAGGGCGCTTTCGGCATAGGCGGGCCGGTGCTCGTTCCGCCAGCGTCAAATTCGACCAACGTGGACATGAACCAGAAGACCGAGATCACGATCCTGGGCGGCGGCGATCCGCAGGCCACGGCTCGCGAGGTCGCGGGCGCTCAGGACAAGGTCAATGGCGGTATGCTGCGAAACATGGCCGGCGCGGTGCGCTAGTTGGGGTAGCAGCGAATGCGGAACTTGTCGTTCCATGCGAAGGGTGCGTTTGCAGTAGCAACGACACTTTCCCCCGCCTCAAGGTTAGAAATCGTCGTATAGGTGTTCGATAGTGCTTTCCCGCTCTCGTCCCATATCGAGCATTCGATGATGTGAGCGATGATCGTCCCGCGCTCCTTGTTCGTAATATTCAGGACGATTTCGGTAAGCTGCGCCGGCTTTGCCCAATCCAGTGCGGCGATCCGATCAATTCGAATCTCGATGCGCGGCGGGAAGAATTGAGCAAAGGCAGGGCCTGCGGCCATCGCCGTGATTAGGGTCAATCGACTGATCACCGCCAGGCGCACACGATGGCCCGTTCGTTCGACCAGCACGCATCGTTGCGCCGGAGATAGCCAAGATCGGTGTGAGCGTGCGACGCGCCGCGTTCCTCGTTCCAATAGCCTTTTCCCAGCCCATCACCAGTCGGGTTGACCACGGCGAAGAAGGAGGCGCGCGGCCCACCGCCAACTGTCACAGACCCGCCGCTCCCGACTTCAACAGGGCAGGGGCCGTTCAAGTAGGTCTTGCCTTCGACGACCAGCAGGCAGCGGCCTGGGGCCGCCATCGCCACCCCGCTCGCCAGCATGGCCAGTCCAACGATCACCGCGCGCATCTCAATCTCCCAAGGGTGCAATGATGAGCCAGTCCGATAACCTGCCCTATATCACAGCAGCGCAGAGCACGACTAATGACCTGAGCGCGGCCCTCGTGGCTGAATGGACCCGACAAAGGCGAGAACGCTCTTTAGCTGGTCGATTTGCTGCTGCGGTGCGCCAGCTCGCTCGGCTTCTTCGATAGCCGTCTGGAAATAGGCGTGGGCGTCCTGGCGGTCGATGACGCCTGTCTTGATCAGCAGCCCGAGCATGTGCCGGCTGACGTTGACCGACCCGGCGATGGCGTCGGCGAAGAACTGAATCGGGCTCTCGCTCAACGCTTTATCCTCCCCACGTTGCCGGCAACCTAGCAGCGTCGCCGCGACCGTCAAACCGGAGACCATGGACGAATGGCCCTGATCGACGACGCCTTCGCATTGATCACGACGGGGACGCGCCAGATCGGCACTTTGATCCCGGACTGCGTGATCCGCGAAGCGCAGCGGGACGAGATGATCATCACGGATCACCCCGTCGAGATCGGCGCGGCGATCTCCGATCATGCCTTCCTGCGCCCCGTCGAGGTCGAGATGCAGATCGCGTGGTCCGACTCCAGCGGCGGCTATGTCGGCTATGCCCGCGACGCCTATGAGGAACTGCGGCAGCTTCAGCGCCAGCGCGAGCCGTTCACGCTGACCACCGGGACGCGGCGTTACAGCAACATGCTGATATCGTCCATCGCGCTCCAGCAGGACGAGAAGACCGCCAACATCGTCGCGATCACCGTGCGCCTGCGCGAGGTGATCATCGTGCGGACGAAGACGACCGGAGCGGCGAAGTCGGCTCAGGCCAACCCGGCGAAGACGGGCGCGACGGTCGCGCTCGGGACGCAGCAGTTGAAACCCGGCCCGGATCGCGGGTCGTTCATCGTCGGCGGCGGGACCGTTTGATGGCGACCGTCGAGGAATTTCCGCTGCGCGCCGAAGCGCAGCAGATCCAGATCACGCTGGGCGGCATCGAATACACCGTGCGCTTCGGCTGGGGCGACACCCCCGATGGCGGTTGGTTCATCGACATGACGGACATCGACGGCGTCCCGCTCCTGCGCGGCCTGCCGCTCACAGCCGGCGAAGACGTGCTGCAACAGGTCGCCTATCTCGGCATTCCCGGCGAAATCCGCGTTCAGACGGACGGCGACGATCTCGTCGAGCCGACCTACGCCAATCTGGGCGCCAACGGCAAAGTGCTCTTCATCACGCCATGACGCGCCAGTGGATCAGGGAATTCGGGCTGTCGATCGAAACCGATAGCGGCAGCATCGACGTGTCGGAACTGCGCGGCCGGTTCAAGGTCCGCTATGTGACGGTCCAGTCGCCGAACGCGGCCGAGATCATCGTCACGAACCTGAAAGAAGAGACGGCGCAGAAGATCAAGAAGGAAGGCCAGAAGGTCACGCTGACCGCTGGCTATCAGGACGGCCACGCCGTCATCTTTTCCGGCAACATCATCCAGAAGCGCGTCGGCCGCGAAAACCCCGTCGATACCTATTTGGCGATCGTAGCGCAGGATGGAGACCGGGCCTACAACTTCGCCACCATGAGCAAAACGCTCGCGGCCGGGTCCACCTTCAAGGATCAGGTGGATGCCGTGATCGAGGCGATGAAGCCCTACGGCGTGACGAAAGGGTTCATCGGCGATCTCGGGTCGCAGAAGATGCCAGGCCCGCGCGTCCTGTTTGGCATGGCCCGCGACGTGATGCGCGAGATCGCGACATCGACCGGTGCGAGCTGGACGCTGGAAAACGGCAAGCTTGATGTCGTCAAGGCCAACGAGACGAAGCCCGGTGAGGTGATCGTCCTGAATTCCCAGACCGGCATGATCGGCCGGCCGGTCCAGACCTTCGACGGCGTGATCGCGCGGATGCTGCTCAACACGAAAGTGAAGCCGAACACGCAATTGAAGATCGACGAAGCCAGCATCGACGCGGCGGCATTCAGCGCCGACACCCTGGCCGAGCGCGACAACGCCAACCTCGCCACCGGCATCGCGACAGACGGCCTCTACAAGGTCGTCGTCGTCGAGCACCACGGCGATAGCCGGGGCAACCCCTGGTATACCGAGGTCGTCTGTCATCGCGCTGACGGCCTGGGTGTCAACTTCAACGTCGCCAACCTCAACATCCCCGTCGGCCCGGACCAGTAGCCATGGACATCCGTCAGCGCATCGACGACCCGGAGGAAAACCTGCGGGCCGCGATAGAGCAGCATATGGCCCGCATGTGGACGTCGGCGATGGGCCGCATCGTCTCCTATGATGCGGCCAAGCAGACCGCGTCGGTGCAGCTCACGGTCAAATCGTTCATCAAGGACGAGAACGGCAAGCGCAAGGCCGTCGATATCCCGATTTTGCAGGACGTTCCGGTGCAGTTCCCCGGCTCCGGCGGGCAGACCATGACTTTTCCCGTCGCGGCCGGCGACGAGGTGATGATCAATTTCCTTTCGCGCGCATCCGATGCGCAGCAGCAAAGCGGCGGCGATCAGAACCCGACAGACGCTTCAGTCAACAGCCTTTCGCATCCGCGCGTGCTTCTCGGGTTCAAGTCCGATCCGAAGAAGCTGTCGAACGTCTCGACGACCGCGACCGAGATCAGGTCGAACGACGGCAACACCAAGATCAGCCTGTCCGGCGCGGGCGGCGTCGGCGTCGCGACGGACAAGAGCGTGAGCATCGCGGCGGCCAACGGCGTCGCGATCGGCGGCGGGGGTGGGGGGACCGCGATCACCGGCACAGTCCGGATCACCGGCGAACTGATCGTCAACAACATCGTTTTCTCGACGCACAAGCACACTGGCGTGCAGCCGGGCGGCGGGACCAGCACCGGGCCGACGAACTGATGCGCTATCGGAAGCTCGATGCAAACGGCGACTACAGCTTCGGCCGTGGCGCGCAGGACTTCTGGAAAGACGTTCCAGATGCCCCGGCGCAGGCCGTTCGCACCCGCCTCAATCTCTGGCAAGGCCAGTGGTTTCTGGACGCTCAGGAAGGCATGCCCTGGAAGACGCAGGTGTTGGGCAACCGCACCGCCGACACCCGCGACCCTGCCATCCGCGCGCACGCGCTGGGCTCTCAGGGCATCTCCCGCATCGCCGACTACTCCAGCGACCTCAACCGCGACACGCGCCGCTTCACCGTCAGCATGACGCTCGACACGATCTATGGCGCGGCCCGCGTCACTGGAGTGAATTTCTGATGCCACTTCCGGTCTGCACCATCGATGAGAATGGCATCTTCAAGCCGGACTATGACGACCTTCTGGCCTATCTCGCGGCCGAGTTCCGCACGATCTACGGCGAGGACATCTATATCGACCCGGATTCGCAGGACGGCCAGATGCTGGCCATCTTCGCCGCCGCGATCGACGACGCCAACGCCATGGCCGTGCAGGTCTACAACGCCTTTTCGCCGTCGTCGGCGCGCGGCGTCGGTCTTTCGTCGGTCGTCAAAATCAACGGCATCAAACGCCTCGTGCCGAGCTTTTCGACTGTCGATCTGCTGATCACCGGTCAGGCCGGGACAACCATTCTCAACGGCATCGCGCAAGACACGTCCGGTGCGCAGTGGCTTCTACCGGCCAGCGTGACGATCCCGGTCGATGGCGACATCATTGTCACGGCAACGGCCAAGGATGCGGGCGCGCTGCTCGCGGCGCCCGGAACCATCACCACGATCGGCACACCGACGCGCGGCTGGCAGACCGTCGCCAATCCCGCAGAGGCGGTCTCTGGGCAGCCTGTCGAGATGGACGCGACGCTGCGCCGCCGGCAGACGGTATCGACCGCCCTGCCGTCCCGCACGGTCTTCGACGGAACGATCGGCGCGGTCGCTTCGATCTCCGGCGTGACCCGCTGGAAAGGCTATGAGAACGACACCGGAGTGACGGACTCGAACGGTCTGCCAGCACACTCGATCTCGCTCGTCGTGCTGGGCGGCGACGCCACGGCCATTGCACAGGCGATCGCCGACAAGAAGGGACCGGGTTGCGCGACATACGGCACGACATCGGTGGACATCACCGACGAATTCGGCGTCACGCGCGCGATCAAGTTCTATCGCCCGACGACGGCGACGATCAAGGTCGCGGTCGCAGTCACCGCGCAGACAGGCTTCACCACGGCGATCGAGACCGCGATCAAGCAGGCCATCGTGGACTGGGTGAACGGCCTCGATATCGGCGAGGACGTCGAATTCGCCGAGATTTATGTGCCGGCCAACCTCAACGGCGATCTGGCGCGGCGCACCTACAAGATCACGGGACTGACGATCGCCAAGAACACCGGCTCTCTTGGCAGTTCCGATCTGGTCGTCGCCTTCAATGAAGCGCCGACAGCCGCCCTGACCGACATCACGATCACGGTGTCATGATGCCCGACACGGACGCCTATCTCGAGCTGATCACTGCGTTCCATCGGGGCAAGCCCAAGTTCGCCGCCATGGTGAAGGCGCTGGTCGAGCCGGTCGTCGCGCAGCAGTCGTTCATGGCGCATCTGCCGATCGACTTCGATCTGGATCATGCGATCGGCGTCCAGCTCGATCAGGTCGGGGAATGGGTCGGGCGCACGCGCTTCGTCCAGACGCCGATCGCAGGCGCGTGGTTCTCTTTCGACGACGAGCCGAGGGGCTTTGATCGCGGCGTCTGGCAACAGCCTTTCGACACGCCCGCCGGCATCACGCGCCTCAACGACGAGACCTTCCGCACTCTTCTTCGAGCGAAGATCGCGGCGAACAACTGGGATGGAACGCTGCCGGCGGCGAAGGCCGCGTTGGAGATCATTTTCCCGAACGGCGAGACCTCGATCGTCATCACCGACAACCAGGACATGACGATCACATTCGGCGTGTCCGGCATGATCCCGTCCGCGCTCTTCATCGCGCTTCTGTCGGATGGCTACCTACCGCTGAAGCCCGAAGGCGTGCGGGCCGACTACCTGATCACGACGGTCGATGGACCGCTGTTCGGCTTCGATGTCGAGAACGAGTTCATCTCCGGGTTCGACACCGGGGCATGGGGCGCGCCGCCCTCCTACTTCACGACCTGATCTTTCGGAGACATCGTCATGGCCAACGAATTTCTGCCCCTCGCCACGGGGGGCGGGTCGAACGTCATTACGCAGGCGGCATACGATGCGCTCGCCGCTCGGCTGACCGGCTTCCAGGCTGGCGTTGCGAAGTCGAACGAGGTTAACAAGGCGCTTCGGCAATCAACTTCGATGGCCGCCATGATCGGCCAGTTCATCGGCGACTATGGCGCTCTGGATGCCCTTGACGACGGCGATATTGCCGACCTCGTCCGTGACTTCGCGCGCTCGATACAGCGCGGAACCTTCGCCTACGTCGTCGCGACCGGAACGGCGAACGCATGGGTGGTTGCGCCAACGCCTGCG